GCCATACCAAATGTTGATATTGTTCGGTTGCCCGATGTAGCATTACCAGCTAGATATAGTGTAACACCCGAACCTTGTGCCACAGTGATATTGCCTGTGCCTTGGTTGATAATAGTCACAGCTGATCCAGTCTGAAATGCTTGGCTGGCATTGTTGGCTATGGTTAGAGTGTAGCTGGTGCTTTGCGTTGAATAGTAGTGCTTTCCAGCATCAGTTGTGGCGATAGTCGCATTACCAGCAAAACTCACTTGCGGAATATCTCGGTAACCCAGAGAAAACCCGCTAACATTTCCTATCACGTTGCCACTAGCAATCAAATTGCCAGCAATGACATTACCAGCCGAGGGCGAAGCAATACACGTGATATTGCCAAACGTTTGGAGATCTCCACCAGTGATAGTTGTGCTAAAACTTGCACCACCAAAGCTGACAACGTTACCAGATACATCCAAATCAGACAACATGCCTACTGAAGTGATGTTGGGTTGTGCGGCTGTGGTCAACGTACCCGCAATGTTGGTAACACTCAGGTTACCACCAGTGATGTTGCCTGTGGCTGTGAAAGTGTTTACTGAGACATTGTTAAGATCAATATCACCAATGGAGCCCTCCAGGGGGTTGAGTACTGTCCTTGCTATGCCGTCTGTGCCTTTTACAAATCCCATAATTGTTCCTTTGTTTTTTGTGTTATTTTCATAGTGTAGATCATAACACACCCGAGCCGTTGATCATCCACACATTAGCAGCCACGTTGAGTAGTGTGGCCATGCCATAAGTTGACAGTGTTCTGTTAGCTGCTGTGCTGTTGCCAGCTAGGTATAAACTCACACCTGAACCTTGTGCTATAGTGATATTACCCGATCCACGATTCACAATGCTGATTGCAGTGCCCACAGACCAAGATACTGATGTGTTGTTGGCAATGGTGAGTGTGTTGGCTGTGCCCAGGGTTGAGTAATAGTGTCTACCAGCATCAGTGGCTGCCAATGTAGCATTGCCTGTAAATGCCACCTGCGGAATATCTCTGTAGCCCACTGCTGTGCCAGAGCCGTTGGGCACATTGCCCAGGTCCATGTACAAGCCACGAGTGTTGCCACCAGCTTCAAAGAACCGCATGCCGTTTTGAAATACATCTTGAACCAGGCTTGTGCTCAACACTGTGTTGGCTGGTGCTGGAAGGGCCCACTTGATTTCAGCACCTTCGTTGCCGCCCGGAGCATTGTTTATGGTAATGTTGGCACCAGTCAGGCTTAAATTGCCTTGTGTGTTGCCAGTGTTGTCAAAGGTCCATGAATATGCACCAGCTACCAAGGTCACATTGGAACTGGTTCCTTGGACATTGCCAGTGATCGAAATGTTACCAATAAAGTTTTGTGCTGTGACGTTGCCAGTGGTGCTTATGGTATTGCTGCCATACGCGGCCAAGAATGTGGCCACATTGGCGTTGCCATAGGTTGCTGGTAATCCAGTTAGTTGTGATCCATTACCAATAAAAAAGTTACCAGACACATTGCCCGTAGCACTGACAATGCCTGCAGTTAAAATATTGCCACCTGTGATGTTGCCAGAACCCCCTACTGTACCAGTGCCAAATGCTACATTGCCATTAAAATTTGCACCATTTACATTTCCGCCAGTTATAGTGCCTGATCCAGCTGATATGTTACCAGCAGTGACATTGCCCGTAGCACTGATGTTACCAGGTGCCGTTAAATTACCAGTGGTGTCAAAGTCCCATAGATTAGGACCAGGGCTACCATTTTGTCCTACTGCTATTCTAACAATACCTGATCCTGGAGTAGGGTTAACATATACTGCCGCTATATTACTAGTGCCTGTATTGCCTATATCTTCTACCCAAAGACTTGATACTCCACCGTTACTACCACTTGATACTGATAGTAATGGTAGATCAGGATTTGATTGTAATAATGCAACATTTGATCCAAATACATTTGTAAGACCATTGATTACTAGATTGCCCGGCAATGTTAGATTACCATCTGTGTCAAATGTCCACATAGCATTACTACTATTACCATCATTACTGTTGATAACAACATTACCTGTGTTTGCTAACTTAACATATAAGTTATCACTACCTAAGAACAACTCGGTTGCATACAAGTTTCCACTTGTCATATGTATATGGTCACCGTCAGCCGCTGTTGGATATATTAATAACTGTTGATTGGCAGTAGTTCCACCTATTGGTTTTAAAGCAATAGCACTACCACTAAGTGCGCCGTCTGGAATGTTGGTTTCATAAACAATACTGCCTAATGGTAATGTTAAGTTACCAGTGGTATCAAAGGTCCACTGTGCTGAGTTTCCGGTGGCATCATTGCTGCCAATTTGGACGTTGCCGGTGTTGACCAGTTTTACATATTTGCCGTCGTCACCAAAGTATTGATCAAAATAAGCATTGTTGCCTGTGTCAAGGTGCATGTGTGTGGCAACATCGCCACCACGCACTCTCCAATATTGTAAATTGCCCACGCTTTCGGTGCCTGGAGCAAGATACAATCCGCTGCCGCCATACTGATCGCCAGTGCCTATGACTGCTTGATCGTTGAATGTCACATTGCCTGTGTTGCCACCACCACCAATTGATACTTGTGTGCCGTTAGCATAGTTAACCGCAAAAGTATTACCTGGTAATCTTACGTTTCCGGTATTGTCAAATAACCAAGCATATGTTCCGCTGCCAATTTCTACATTACCGTATGCAGCCTGACTATTACCTCCCCCACCTGCGATTTGAACGGCTCCACCTTGACCATCTCCGCCATAACCTCCCTGGAGACTAGCAGATCCGCCCTCAAGTGCACCTGACCCGCCGGTCATACTAACTTGCCCACCGTAACCATTCGCACTTATACCACCATTAATTGTTACGGCACCACCATAATCAAATCCATCGCCGCCATCGATATTGACATAGCCACCAGTACCGGCTGAAACATTGTCAGCATCGCCAGCGTAAATCTTTATGTCACCGCCATTAGTATCTGCGTCACCACCCCATACATAAACGTCACCGCCTTCACCTGTACCGTTACCACGTTGACCTTGAATGATTAATCGTTCTGCGCTAACATTTGCTGATGGAGTAGGACCAGTGATGATTGATTGTAGATTTGGATTACCAAACTGTAATACTTCACCTGATTGAACACCCCCGTTGTGTAAGTCAACGTTTGCTGTTGGGAATGTTGTAGTACCATCAGTACCAAAGTTCCAAGTCTGTGTACCACTGACATTACCAGCCTGTATGGCCACATTACCGCCCGGTAAAATAGCGACATTGGCTTCTTCATCTGTGCCCAAAATCACAGCGCCTGAATACCCACTTCCGCCAGAAATATGAATGTCTGGACCAGCAGTCAAGTAGATATCTAAATATGCACCAGCATTAGCAGGGTCTGGTTGTAAATGTAAGTTACCTGTACCAATGACATTAATATCATCAAATGTCACATTGCCTGTGTTAGCACCGCCGGCTACTGCCGCAAACACGCCGTTACCATATAGTACATTGCTGTTGCTGCTATCAAGATTGACAGAACTCACGTTACCCAAGTTGTTCGCGATGACATTTCCTGTAATCGTAAAGTACCCACTTACATTTGCGCCAGTTCCTGTGACCACGAATATGTTCGCATTACCTGCCACTGATGTACGGACGTTTGAATTTGTGTCTACTACTACATTACTTGTTCCCGCATCGATTGATGTTCCACCTGATACTGTAAGATTTGACAATAATCCGCCGTCGCCTATAAAGTAGTTGGCACTCGCAGTGTTGCCTAAAACTGAAACACCTTCGACTGTGAGATTACCTGAGAGTTCTAGATCTTCTATCGTTAGATTAGCGGGCAGATCGATAGTAAGTATTTGTGATGAGCTAGGAATTAGAACGTAGCTTTCATCACTTGAGCTACCGAGCACGCCAAGAGATAAGGTGCTGGTTTGAACCTGAATGCATGCGATGTCTGCTTCGATCACTACTGTGCCGGTAGAAGCGCCTGTTCCGCCTAATTCTATACCTTGACCCGCTACTACAGAAGTAACGCCAGCTCCAGTGCCGGTGTAGAGTTCAGTAAAATTTTGCTGAACTTTTTCAAACGCTGTTCTTATAGCATCAGCACTTGGATCATCTGGAAAACTGCCAAAGTCAATATTACGCTGGCTCACATACTACCTCATTGAATCAATATTGTATTTATCATCAAGGCGTACAAGTTGATTCATCAAAAAAAAATGCCCCGACTAGCGGGGCATAATTTCATGTTAAGTAGATCTTATCTGATCCCGCAAAGTTTCTGCCAAGCAGCGATTGAGCCTTTGCTTTCATGAAAACTATCGGCACCTGTTCTGGCGGTTTGTCCAGCGATAACAGGTACAGTAGTTTGTCCTGTTGACTTGCGTCCATTCAAACCAGCAGTGATAACATTTGTCATAAAATCAATGTCTGCTTCAAATGCTTCATCAGTACCTTTCTTACCTGCGTCGTTTGCCCATTCAGTAATAGCAGTTGTTGAAGAAATTCCTTTCTCCATGATACCATTAAGTAGTTTTACCAATCGATTTACATCTACGCCAGGTGGGAAATATAGATGTACCCCAACATTGCCGTCGTCTTCTTTTTCAATAGGTGAATCGAATCCAAGTTGATTTATGATCTTGCTCAAAATATCAAGATAATTAGTTTTCTCTGAAGTTTCGATACGATCTGGTAGAAAACGAGCAGTCGCTGATGCGCCTACTTCCATATTAGCTTGATTTATTAACTGAGTATAATCTGGTATATGAACAACGTTGTTTTTATCTACATAAATCTTGTCTTCGAATCCAAAAATTCCTTCTTTCATATTAAGTGCCAAGGCTGAATCAATTTCTGCACCTTGTGCATCTGCTTCGATATTACCTTCACCGTCGCCTTCCGCAACTTGAAATTCACGTTGATCATCGGTTTCCATTTCTGATACTGCTTCGCAACCGCAAGAACCTTCGTCAGATTCCTGTTCGTAATCTTCGCCGTTCATTTTCTTCATGAGTGCGAGCATACTTGTACGATCATCCGGCTGATGAGAGGGTGCACCATAATCACTGTGAACTACTGCAACAGCAGGCTCTTCATGCTTTTCTTCAGCACTTAGCCCGCCTAAACCTACCTTCTTAACGAAGTCAAGCAACTGAGCCGCATCATCATCAGTAGCATTTACGCTTACTGAATCACCTTGCATGCCAGGTTGACCTGTGCTGACTGATACTGAGAGACCTTCGTTTAATAGATCGTTTAGTTGCTTGTCTAGAGATTCAAACATGTCATTTGAGTCTTCTTCCATAGACCAACCTTCATCTACTTCGTCTGTCTTGAATTCCTGACCGAAAGCATTGAATTTGTTTTTACCTGCACGTTCTGCTTTTTTATCCATGTGGCTGATATATTCACCGCGGCTCATTTCTTCAAGATCTGCCATCATTTCATTGAGTTCTTCGTCGTGAAGCATCATTTCATCTAGCGTCCCATACTCAGACTCAGCCAAACCCAAAGCTTCCAGATTATTAAACACTAGCACTGATAAGTGCTTCAAATCAGTTGGTTGCTTGCCAACCATGCCTAGATATCTTGACACATGCCTATCAATGTTATTAGCTGTTATTCCCGGTGTACCTTTTAATTTGTCTGTTATCTTTTTAGCAGCCAGATCGTCGCTGATTCCTACTTGAGATAAATTTTCTCCCATTGCTTGTGATGCCATACCAGGAACTGTTGCTGGCATAGACATTTCGTCCATGTAAGTATCACTTTCACCTACTACTAGTCCTTGAACAGGCATCATGCCATAGCATTCGTCTAGCCCACACTTATAGCCTTCATAATATTTCTTGGCTTCTTCCATGTCTTCATAGTGCTTAACGCGACAAGACTGTTCTCTCAGACCGTGAGCATATCCTTCTTGGTATGCAGCTTTTAATTGTGGATTCATAGATTCTTTTACTTTCTTTTTCTTTTTAGCTTTATCTTTCATTTCATCGTATGCGATGTCTTTAGCTACTTTCTTGCCAGCTTTTACAGCTTTAGAAATTTTAGTTTCTGACAAATTATCTTTGATTTTCTGCATACGTTTTTCTAACTCAGCGATAACCTCATCATGTGTAGCACGTGGGCGCATGCCTAAATGTTTAGCCCACGCATTTTTTACGCTACCAATTTTACTGTGGCGCATGCCCAGCTTCTCCAAACGGATTGCGCCCTTGGCCGCAGCCATCTGCACATATTTAATACCCTCGGGCGTGTTGATTATTACTGGTTCATCCATTGGTGATTCTAGAACCGATCTACTACGTCCGGCGCCTAAACCTGCACCTAAGTCTACTTGTGAACCGGGAATTTCTGCTTCTTTAATTTCTTTGGCAATTTTATGTGCTTTTTTAATTACTTTCTTTGGCAAATCTTCAGCGTGCTTGGCAGTAATACCAGCTGCTTTTTTAGCAACGGCCATGCCTACTGCATATGGATTTTTTACTTTTTTTGCTTCGTTCATTTTATCATTTCCTGTATATTTTCTCGCTGCCTTTTCGGCTTGAGAAATATCTGTTGTTCTGAGTGGGCTAGGTGCTCGCATACCTGGAGCTTGAGTTTTAAACATTACCACGTAATCTTCACCCTGCTTATACACATCTGCCATTCTATGATAATCCATGCTTTCATCATCGTCTCGTGTTTGAAAAGACATGACAGGCTCTAGCGAAGAATGATCGTCTGCTTCACCTAGCTGACCTCCTGCTAAAGACATTTCACCCTTGCCGATTGCACGTTTGATTTGATCAGCAAGAGCAGGATTGGTGACTGTGCCCAGAGTTTTATTGCCCTGAGTTATAACCTGTGTTTTTTGAGAGGCTGGCTTGATCTGAATTTGTTCTGCTTCTCCCATCATTTTTCCAGCTTTTGCGCCCAATACTTTGGGCTTGTAAAGAGGGTGTTCTCTTTTGCTAGGTCCTGTAACCGATACAGCTACATTTTTGAAGGGAGCATCAGGACTTTTTGCTATGCTAGCTAGTCCTGCTTGTGGTAGCACTACGGCGGGACCCAGTGACTCGGGATCATCATATTGAGCACGCATTTCTTCGCCCTTTTTCTTCAAAAAGCGAGCAGTGCCTCTGATTTCTTTTGCTTTATTCGCGAGTTCTCGTCGATGTGATGGGTTAGTAGGTCTGGTAAATTCTTTGTCACGTACAAAGCCCAAACGTACTGCCTCTTCTACTTCTTTATTTTTATCGTGTTCAACTGAAGCTTCATTGATATAATCTTTTAAACTTTTTTTAGACTCATACTGTGGACCATAGCCCTCTGCTGCGTGAGCAGGATCATCTATGTCGGGTTCATCATCATAAGAGTCCGAAGCTTCATACTTGTCAACAGTATCTTTGACTAACTGTAAATCAGCGTCTAGCTGTGCTGCAATTTCTTTTACGTCCATGCCTTGGTTCCAAAGCTTAATGATATAATCTTCTGTATCACCTTCATGACCATAATCTCGGGCGCTACCATCTTTAAATGGATCATAGTCCCATTCGGCTTCTTTGACTTTGTCACGATCTAGTTGTTCGGAGACATTCTGTGATTCTGTTAACTTTTTACGCTTGGTTAATTCATCTAATTTAGCTAGAATGTCTTTCATGATCTATGTGCTCCAGTCTTAGGTAATGCGGGTCTGGTAATTTTACTCATTGGGCTTTTGCTGCCGCCTGCCTTGTCATCAAGATATGGCTTGAAGGGATCAAATGCAGGCTTTGTTTTTGCTGCTGCAAATTCTTGATCGGTCTTTTCTTGTTCGTATGCATTCTTTATTTTGCCGAGATAGCTATCGCCATAGGCCTTGCTAGCTTCTTTGGCATCGTCAGCAGATCCCATTTCACCGTGTGTCAAAACAGGAGAATCTTTCATTTGATTTTCGTACTGCATAACTTCACTATTGACGCTGTCGTCATAGCTAGTTTTTACACATCTAACGTAATTGACGTTGTATCCTAGGAGTTGAGCCATTTGCTGAATCATAGGCTCAGTTGCTGGATATCTAAATCTGCACTTGATTATAGTAATAGGTTGATTACTGAGGTTGGGAAACCCGTATGGGTCTTTCTGAATTGGAGTTGAAGTTGGCTTACCCATTTCAACTGGATCAAACTTTTTTAGATTATACATAAAAAGATCCAAGAAGTTCTTGTCTGCTTGACCTGCAATCTTGATAGTGTAATCGTAAGTTCTCACACTTTCAGCTATGTACTTTTTTAGACTTCGCATGAATTTACCCTGTTATTAAAAGATTATGACTAAATCTCTAAGATATTTATCATTGTTCGTCAGTTTTTCTGCTGTGCTGTTTTAACAGTTCGTTACGATCAAGCATTTGCTTTGCGTCACCCACTGCTGTACCATTTGGTATCTGCGCCAATTCGTTAGATTTTGCCGCTTCTTTTTGATTAATAGCTGCCATTTTAAGCTGTAGCTCAAGCATTTTTAACTTTTTCTGAACTTTGGCAGTCTTGGCAGTGATCGCATGACCTAGCATACTACTTGCTGCGTTGAATATTTCACTACTGAACCGTTGCTCGACTTGCATACCTAGATCAATTAGATCTTTGTAGCTGTTTTTAGCCATTTCAGCTAACTGATCCATTTCTTCGTCGGACGCTTCTAGCCCTCTGACTTGTGGTAATGCTCGCTCGATTCGTTCAATCGTTGTCAAAGACTGTTCAGAAACAACCACTACTTCTTCAATTTTGGTTGTTTCGTCACTAACACTGCTGTCAGAAAGATCAAACAATTGTTCTAATTTTTTGGACATACGCTATTTATTTTTCGGAATACCGTTGTGAAAAAGATGATCCTCTGTTATAATCCTAAATTGAAGGCCAGCTTGTTTACAATAAGCAGTTGCTGCCGCCCATTTTGCATGATTGATTGCAACGGCTTGTGTCAATCTAATGTCTTTTTTAGTACCTTCAAGCAGAGTCTGATTTTTTGGTTTAATCTCCACTATTTCAGTTAGTATAGCGCCATCTTTGTTGCGATACTGGATTATGAAATCTGGTACATAAGTAGTGATTTTTCCAGTAAAAGGATGTTTATAGGGGATGCGAAGTGGCTCACTTGCCCATTTGATTATGCTCTCAGTAAGGTCGCAGAATCTCATGAACTGAAACTCCCAGCTTGATCTGTATCTAGGCTGGTGATTGCCTACGTATTTTTGAGCATTTTTTGGGTTAAAAATACCCTGTGCCCACTTTGGTTTAGCCATTTAAAGAACTACGTTTCTAGCAACTGATTGATTTGGTCTTGGAATATTACCTACGCCATAAAGACTTGTTTTAGACTTGAAACTGTTTAGGTAGTAACAAATTTTGCGATTCATTTGCAACTTATTGTCACTGCCCTGTATGTCTTTAAGAAGATCCAAAACTGGTATCGCTGAATCTTGAGAAATTCTGAATAAGAAGCTTGTAAAATTGGCAGCTATCTGTTTACTTTTAGTAATGCTAGTGAAGTATCCATAAACTATGTCAAATTCTTCTGCGTTGACTTTCAAATCAGCAGAATAAAACGTGTCGTAAATCACAACTGTGCGATCTACTGAGTCTCTATTATCAACAAAACTAGGCATTATTTCGACCACCATTAATCTGTGTTCCCGCTGGTTGCTCTAGAGATGGAGTAAATGTGCTTCTCTGAGCAATGGCTGGAGTTCCCGCAAGACCCTGTGGGCCTGGCGAAGACTTACCTGTTGGAATGTCAAATTGTGCATTACGCAAAGAAGGTGAGTTTTTCAAAGCATCTCTGTATTGTGCTTCAACGTCTTTCCCAACATTGATATTTAGATCGATATCTTTGATGCCAGAATAAGCTAATTGAGTGTCAACTACAGCAGGTGGACGTATTTTATTCCAGAATGATTTCACGGCACCTCCTGCAGCATTCAGTAGTCCTCCTTGTCCTGTGACCTGACTGTTTGAGTCAGGCCCACTTATTGGACTTGATTTTCGATCATACTGTCCTTCATTTCCGAAAGAGGTAATAAATTCGTTAGGCGATTTACCATCAAGATTACCAGCATAATAAGTTACTGTTTCGTAATCGATAGTCATGGAATTTTTCATGACTCCACCGCCTTCGTCGTAGTTAAAGCTATCATGGGAGAAAGCTGTAATTAGTGGGTTTATAAAAGTGTATGCAGTAAAATTGTGTTGATTAAACCCGAACACTGTGATATTCTTAAAGAACGGCAACTTCACGCCACTTGGAGTTCCTGGTTCACTAGTTTCTCCGATATAACCCCAATCGTCGTCTCCAGTGATCGAATCTTTATACGTGTTTCGCTCATTGTAGCTGTATCCTGGCACAGTACTCTGAATGTTGATATCTGGTATTGATCCGGTTCGTCTACCTGAAAACGCGAGTTGAGGTTTGCCTCCGTCCTTGTAATAATACGTATAATATGCGAACCACAGCTTGTTTATTGTGTTGTCATTATCATCAAAAAATGATATGCTAATAGGATCGTACTTAATTTTGGTTTGCACCAAACGCTTTCGATTGTATTGATTCATCGTCGCGACGTTGAACCCAAAAGTAGGCAGCTTAACATCTCGTACTAGAATACCAACAGAATCGGGAACGGCTGTTGGATAAACTCCGGCATTTAAATTGAATTGCGTATGAAATAAGAACTTGAATTTAGGAGTATTAGCGTAGTAATTACTCCTAAATATCTTGGAAGCGTGCGTGTAATCACGCAGGTACACATCGCCATTTTGGCCAGCTGCGACCTGCGTTTTTTGCCCGAAGTTAGACATTAATGATTACGCTACTGAACCAATACCCGTTGAACTTCCGCCTGAAAGAATTCTACCAACTGGTGCGCCAACGCCAGATCCAAGTGGTGCTTGAATTGCGTTATCGTAACGAATAGTGAGCGCAACGGTCACTGCGTCACTGGTTGCATAGTTTAAAGTATTGTAATTTGCAGCTTGTAAGAAGCAACCGTAAAGTTCCCATGCTTCAAGAACAACTGGTACAAATGCGCCGTTACCGCCGTCGAGAATTTCGATGTTAGTCTGGAATTTGTAATCCTGACCAGTTGCCGCTGATGCCTGCTCGACAAAGTCTAATTGCTTCTGCAACTGCTGACCAACAGCTTTAGCCACTGTGCCACTCGCATCGTCACGAATATTGACGTTCATTGCTGTCCATGTGTGCTTACCAGAAACATAGATTGTCGAGTTATAGACTTGCAGTGGAATTTCAGCAAATGAAACACTTGGTCTTGAGCAGTCGATGACCTGTTTTGTCAAGCTAAGTCCTGCATTGGTGTCTACGCCAAAGTTAAGAAAATTAACTCTGAAGCGATATTGTAATTTGGGCATGAGCAAGCCCTGATTGCCGCCGGCATTATCAGATGCTACTGTCATGTTGAAAAGTGATTGTGAGGCTGTGGCCATTGAAATTCTCCTATCTCGCAAAATGCGTGTAAAGATATTTATCAAGATCCAATAAAAATCTTCATTGAGTAGTTTTTTTGCATAAATAGTTTTACATACATCAAACAGAACATCAAAGCAATATGTCAATTCAATGCCAGGTCTGTCAAAAAGTGTTTGACAAACAAATCACTAATACACATTTAAAACAGCATAATCTTTCAGTAGTTGAGTACAAAAAACAGTTTGGGCCTAACTCCATTACTTGTCAAGAATATAAAAATTATCTATCGAGCATTCGACAAGGTAAAAATAATGCGAACTGGGGGAAGACTTGGAACGAAGAAAGAAAATATCAGATGTCCGAGTTAAAAAAAGGCTCTACTCCCTGGAACAAAGACAAAAAAATAGGAGCAAGCGAAAATTTGCTTCTAGGAATAGCTAAAAGAGAGGAAAAATATCGCAGTGGTGATCTTATACGTCAGGCTGCCAAACCTTCTGATGAGACAAAGAAAAAAATAGCTGAAGGCGTGCATGAGTGGGCGGTGTCAAATACAGAACTGTTAAAACAGAATGCACAAAAGGCAGTAGACACTAAAAGACTTAGGGGCTATGATTTTGGTCTGCCAATGAGAGGTAAGTCTCATTCTGAAACTACCAAACAGATTCTACGCGAACAGCTTAACGCCCATAATTCAACTAGAAGAAAGTTGAGTAAAATCAAAGCTCAGGAAAACGCTCGCAGCATAAACTGTGATGTCGTTTCGTTTTCTGGAAATCTGGTAGAACTTAAGTGTACGGTATGTCGATCTAAATTCACATATACCAAACAATATCTCACGGATTCAAAAATTAAGTCATCTTTATGTAACATTTGTAATCCACGAACACAGGCAAAACGTAGTCAGGCAGAAATAGAATTGTTCGATTATGTGTACGCACTTGATAGAAACGCGGTCAATAACGTTAAAAAAATAGCTGACGGTTCAGAAATTGACATCTATCTCCCAGACAAAAATGTTGCAATAGAATTCAATGGTCTGTACTGGCACAGTGAACAAGTCTTAACCGCTAATGGCAGAAATAAATTGCGAGATTGGAAAAAGTGGCAAAATTTGCTAGATAAAAACATTAAACTGATATCAATTTACGAAGATGAATGGGAGCAAAACAAAGAGATTGTGAAAAGCAGATTAGCTAACATTCTAGGAAAAACTTCTACAGTTACCTATGCCAGAAAGTGTGAACTTAAAGAAATAGATAGCAAAACCGCAAGTACTTTTTGCAATCAAAATCATATACAGGGTAAAGGGCGTAGTAACTATCGTGTTGGACTATACCACAATAATGACCTTGTTTCCGTGATGACTTTTAGCAACAATAATTTGTCCAGAAGAATAAAAGGCTGGGAAATAAACAGGTTTTGTAGCAAACTTCACACACATGTTGTTGGAGCAGCCAGTAAACTGTTCGCACATTTTGTAAAACAAATTAATCCAGATACAGTTATCTCATACTCAGATAATAGATGGAGCACAGGAAATCTGTACAAACAGTTAGGATTTGAATTCTCACATCAAACTAAACCAAACTATTGGTATTTTTTACCAAATGAATGTAAACGAATTCATAGATTTGCGCTTCGAAGAAAATCAACTGACCCTCAAATATTGACTGAGAAACAACTCCGAGATAAGCAAGGATTTTACAGAATATGGGATTTAGGAAATTCCAAATGGGTTTGGAAAAACAAAAATGGGGCATAAAGCCCCATTTCTGCTAATCTTTTGATAAAGATTATAGTGCCGCTAATTCCCCAGTATTCAAGATACGTACTGGTATGTAAATAAATTCTGCGGCCTTGACTGGCTCAATAGCTACGTCAACCCACAATTCATTACGATCAATACGTGCTGGAGTGTTGTTAGACGAGTCGCAAACTACGAGATAGTCGTAGACGCCTCTCTTGGCAACTAGATCGATCATTAATGTCTCGATCACGCCAGCAATTTCTTGACGAGTGAGTGCATCGTTTGGTTCAAATACGAACGGACGAGCAGCAATTGTCAACTGACGGCGAATGTACGCAATCAATCTTGCGACGTTGGTGCGATCCAGTGCGCTTTGTGAATTGAAGCTAGTCTTGTTACCATAGTTCAACAATCCGTTGCCAGTAAAGAATACCAGAGGATTGATGAAGTTAGTATAGAGAACGTCACGAATGCCAATTCTGGTTCTGATCGTTACGAACTCGCCAGTAGTTGAATCAAGATAGCCAATGTTTGTTGCATTGTCGATCAAGCCGCGGCGCGTACCAGCTGCTGCCAGCCATGGGTAGGCAATCGTGTCATTACGTAGGAATGTTCTGAGCATCATGTGTGATGCTGGAACAGCTACTAGATTGCCACTTAGATCCGGTGCTATTCCTGATGGATAGAACAGGCCCAAGTATGTGTTGCGTGTAACTAGACCGTCTTCGCCAGTTGCAGTCGCGCCAGCAGCATTGGTTGCCCATGCTTGAATTGCGGTTGCAGAATCTGGTAGACGCATTGGAGTATCACCTAGAATGTAACCAGTTTCGCCACGATCTGCATTCAGCACTACCATGTTTGGTTGCAATTCTGGATAATTTGGGCAAGCCATCAAGTTGAAGAAGTTATCTTCGTCTCTGATTGCCAAGTTAGTGTCAATTGAGGCACGAAGACTCTGTACTACCATTGCACGCTGTGCCTTTCTTCCCATGTATGGTACTCCGTTTGATTGGAGACCTGATGTAGATACCCAAGCATCACGTTGTGTTGGTAATGAGGTATCTGGGAAGTTGACAGAGTTGAAGTAATTAACTCTGAATTGCTTGACGTTGTAACCTGAACGGCGTGTGTTGAACAACAACATACCGATTGGATATAATTCAGATTGAGGAGCATCCAAATCCAGATAATTACTAGTCAACAGAGTTTGAATTGTTGGGATTGGATCATCAGCTGGATTAGTTGAGCCATTTGGTGCCCAACGTGCATCAGCGAACAATACACCGGTTGAACTGACCTGATCTGCAATATCTAATATTACCCATTGATCTTGCGCTTCAACAGACTGCCAACGATACATTACTGGGTAATTGTTTAGATCTGCTGTGCTAATCCAAAGATCACCGTAGACTAATGGCGTGCCATCTGACTGAGTAGTTGGTGTTGAAACAGCGATAATTGGGCCGTTTGGATCAGTCGTGTTTGAGCCAGTTGGAGTTGGGAAACCATTGCTATCGTAGTTCTGATTCTTATATCCTCTCCATGCACCATTATAATTTACCATGATGTCAACCTGATCTACAACGCTGTAGAACCAGTTAGTATTATTTGGTGGAATTGCAACTGGAGCACCTTCGTTTGCTGTGTAGGCAAATTCGTACCAGTTACTTAATTGTGTCATGTAAACTTCATTCG